AACTTTACCGCCTGTGGCAATACCATATTGGCGACCACGCTCATAGCACCACTGTGCGGCACCGTGAGAAGCAGTTTCCCACTTGTCATAATCGGGGTCAAATGGGCGACCTGCTACCGCATCTTGTACACCTTTGGTAAAAAAACGGTTATGAAGGATAGTGGAAATCTTAGCCTTACGAGTGCTTACTTGTGCCATTTTGCCGCTCCATTGCTTATATTACTAATATAACACAGAATTAGAGGCTGTCAAGTATTTTTTTCAAAGTAGCGGATATCGGCTTCTGTGGTATGGGGGTCTTCTGCACGGATTGCCGCAACCAACATGCCCCACTTGTTATCAAGTGCCTTGCTGATCACATTGGCTTCGTCATATCGACCTGTGTCCATATAAAGACCATAGGTGGCTTCTAGGGCGGTTAGGTCCATGCGGATGGCTTCAATATGGTCCATGGGATATCCCTTTCCATTGATTATATTATCAATATAACACGGATTTAAGGATTGTCAAGCACTTTTTTAATCCGCACATAGTGCAAACGGGTCTGATTATTGTCGTCATGCTTGTAAATTCTAGCCGAAATAGCGATAATATCGCCCCGATTTAGCTGTTCTGACAGCGGAAAACAAACCAAATTTTGGTCAGCAGTAAGGGCGGTGTGGTACCATTTGTTATAATTGGCACTATAAACCGCTGATTTGATGGTCAAATCTACTTCAATATTGTCGCCAACCTTGCCAATATGACGGCTATTTTCGCCAATAATACGCAATTCATCCTTAGCTTTTTCACGCCCAATTGCGTTAAAATAGGAGTTAGGAACGCTAGCAACTAGTGCTAAGGTCTTGAAATCTTTAGCATTAATCTGCTTTTGTTCTGTCAATAGAACAAGATTCTTCCAATAATCATGGAGAGTGCCAGCAATAAGTTCAATCATTTTGCTGTCAAGATACTCTAGAATTTGATCAGCAATTTCAATATCTTGCGACAAATGGGCAAAATTTACCATTTCTGGATTGAGAAATTCACGCATAAGTGTGCCATTGGAAAGTTCACCTTCCTTGGCATCATAACGTTTGATATACTTGCCATTAACCCGTTGTGCGGCTACGGCGGCGGTCATGGCATCTTTGATGGAAATTACATCGTCGGACATATCGCTAGTTCTCCATTGCTTATATTATGAATATAACACAGAATAATAGGATGTCAAGACATATTTTGAATGGCTTGGCTTAAATTTCCACCACAAAGTTCTAACATCACAGAGAGTTCTATGTCCATTAGGAATAGTTCACCTTTGCTCATTTGGTAAAACCAAGGGTAATTATGGTAGCGATCCATTAACACCAGTTCTTTGCCGTTTACTTGATATTTTTTTCTATCAATATGATGTTCATAGAATTTATAACGTGCACTACGCATCAACTCAAATGCAGTATTATTAAGTCTGTATCCAAAATTTTTATTATTATTATACCAATAAAGAATATAGATATTTTTTTGATTAATATGTGGCACAAAGGCATCTTCGCCATGTGCCAAGTGAAATAATTCGTGTGTCCACGTTTCTTTAGATTTTTGTTCCATTTGCCGCTGCAGGATAAATTATTGGTCCACTATTAAGCAGCACTACACTAAATTTATTTGTTTTAAATTGCGTATTAAGTTTCTTACAAAGATTGATAGCATGACCAGGATTAGAAAAACTTGTTTTCTTATATTTTGGACCACCGTAAGTAGCTAGCATACTTGTTGTTTTAAAATTAATAGGCTTGTTATCTAAGAATATAGCCCAAATCCCTTCACTTGCTAAGATTTGATCACTCTTATAATTTGTCTTATTAGTAACTTCCAATAGAATATGTGGCTTTGGTCTACTCATTAATTGTATCCATATATAATTATTTATACAATTATATAGGCGTATTAAAAACTTTCACCTACAATTTGAACTTCTATTGTAGTATTTTCTGCACTTTCACGTAAACTTGCAATTTGATTTTGTAATTCCATAAGATGAGCCAATAAATCTGTTAACTCTCTTGTAACATTTATAATAGTTTCTTTATCAATAATTGCACTATTATTATTAATATTTTGACTTCGGTAAATAAATTCACGAATATGGTGTGTGCTAGGTTGTCTCACTATTCATTACCTTTAACCGTTCTAACTGCTCTAACTTAGTTTTAAATGGACCTTCATATTTATATCGCTGTAGTGTAATAAGTTTAGGCATGAATTCTGCAACAAATAATTTGTTATATTTTACAATATAATATCCAGCACAGTAAAATGAACTACTTTTTTCATTCTTTGTATACAGTGGAAGTTTAAGTTTTACATTCCATAGTGTATTATGTGGAGTGTGGTCTGTTGGAAATTCATAAACTTCTTTTACAGTATTTTTTGTTTTGTTTTCACGTGTTCTACGAATTAATGAAATATTTTTTTTATTAACCATTTCTTCCATAGAAGGAAATAATTCAACAATATCGCTTACTGTGCAACGAATACCGCTATTGGTTTGCGCAATATTTCCAATACGCTCGCCCTTGTCGTTTTCAATAATCCAAAAACGATTTTCTACGATATTCTTAGCCTTGAGTATCATCTTTTGTCTTTCCTTCAATCATATCAAATAGGGAATTATATTCACTACGAACTTCAATGAATGAAGCCCAACCAATAGCAGCGACAATATCCATTAGAACACGATCTTGGTCAAGGTTCCAATAGTGAAAAATCTCATATCCAAAGAAAATAAGAATTACCCATGGAAAGTATTTTACAAAAAAATCACGCATGTACGGTTTCCTTTACAAGTGGTTTGCTTAAAATATCAGCAAGTGATGTAACGCTTTCACTTATCCGATTGAGTTCATATTTTGCGCAGAATTTAATCAACTGTGTGCCAATCTGCGATTTGGTTTTTGGTTCTACTGCGAGCAACGCCACATCGATTGCATTGCGAATATCTTCTGGTTGAGCAGTAAGGTCAACAAGGACACGGTTCTCTTCATAACGGTCAAGCACACGATGTTCTACACCATTATGGTCAACCCACCGCTGCAACATCATATTGTTCCATGCATAACCCTTACGGCTGCGGTCAGCATATGCTTCTTCTAGTCCAACCTTCTTCTTGGTTCCTTTGCTACGCACACCAGGATAAGCACTCATGATATGGTCAGTAGGATCACCACGCATACACTTTTCAAATAGTACGAACTTAGGATCACCTACAATCTTGCGTTCTTTGGTTTTCTTGTCAACAACAGGCTTGCCATTGTCATCAAAGAAACCTTCTAGGGTAATATAGTTGTTGGTCAAGCCATTATAGATAGTAACCTTGTCGCTTAACAACTGGTAGAAGTCGCTATCATTACTAAAGATAATATGCTCATCATTAGGGTGAAGTGCAGTCCAACGAGCAATGACATCATCTGCTTCTGCTCGTTCTACACGAATAACACTGCAATTAGTGCGTTCAGCAATCCACTTGGTGAACTCTTCGTATACTGCCCAAAACTCTGCATCTTCTTCGGCTTCACGCACACTCATCTTGTTCTTAACAACCTGACGATTTGCTTTATAGGTTGTATTGTAATCCTTACGCCAACTGCGAGCCTCTAGCGCAAAAATAATATGATCAGGCTTATGTAGGCGATTAACCTTAAGTAATCCTGTAAAGGTAATATGTAGTGCTAAACCAAGTTTAGTCCACGTATCTGCACCACGAGGAACACTATGGCGTGCACGAGCAAATAAATTTGCAGTATCTACAAGAAGATATTTCATGATATTAATATAGCCTTTTAATAGAGGTTTGTCAAGTATTAACTTACTTCGCTAAAACCATCACCTACATCACGACGATTAACATATCGTGGGCTATCAATAGTAGATTGGTTTGCAGTTTGATTACTTGCAATTATATTACGAGCAACATCGTTTAACCATGCATCAACTAATGCTTCTGGATTTACACCACGATAGCCAGCTTGCCGTAACATTTCAATAAATTCTGCATTCCAATCCAACTCCATAGAACCAATTTGTGGATTTTGTGGATCAAAATCAAATTTTAAAACACGAACTTGTGGTTCAACTTCTGTTATTGATTCTTCAACTTTTGTTTGTTTTGGTTTTCGAGTTTTTTTAGGTTTTGTGCTATTTTTAGTAATGGCTGGTGGTGCGCTTACTGTAATTACAGTAGTAGCGTCAGCGTCTTTATTTTTTAATTTACCAAATACCTTGTCAAGAAAACCCATGTATCACCTTACTGTTGGTAGCATTGACGTTGACGACCCATATAATTACCCCAAGCGTCATATACAGGAACCAAGCGGCAAAATACCTGTGGTTGATAATATTGTGGTTGACCATAAAACTGTTGTTGATTTTGCTGTGCAATACCGCCTAAGATACCACCAACAATTAGTCCACCAACAAGAGGAGCGACCCAATTACCACCACCGCCACCACCATGATATTCACGATGTCCATAATCACGACGGTCACGCCATTCGGCATTTGCTGTCGTTGCGGTAACTAATGTTGCGGCTGCAAGTAGGATTGCTAGGGTCTTACGCATGGTGGTTCTCTCCAATTGACTATAATCAATATAACATATTTATCGGGCTTGTCAAGGGCTAATTTAATCTATTTTTAGCCTCAAAACGGGCAATTGCCGCCTCTGCATCGCCTGTTAAGACCGCAAAAACCTCTTCTAACTCTTCTTCATCTGGGGCTTCTGCGTTAAGATATTCGTAAATTTCAGCAACAGGAATTTTGTCTCGTCCAAGGGCAGTTTGGTCTCTAATATATTTAAGTATTAGATACTCAACTTCTTCATCGGTGATATCAATATCAAGAAATTCTTCTTCGGTCATTAGCGACTACTCAAAATGTATTGGACGATGACTTCACTTAGCCGCTCACCCAAGTTCTCAGTATCATTGATAACATGCAATTCATTAAGACCACGATCTTTGATATTATCATAGCGATGAAACTCTACAATGTAACCACCATTGGCAACATGCAATTTCATATTGATACCATCAGCACTAATTTTGTTTGAACTTATTGATCTTGGGTTAGAATCAGTATATATCAAGTTGTGCTGTGCTTTTTGTTCTGCTTCCCAAGCCCGCTTTGCTTGTTTTTGAAACCATTTATCAAACCACTTCACTGCTTACTCCTATTTTCTGTAATAATTTTGTTGGATGTAAACTTAAATAATGTTTGAGAAAATCAATATTCTTTTGTTTTAACTCGCACCCTACACTATTCAAGAAATTTTCTAATCCTTTTAGTGATAACAAATCTTGAAATCTTACATTTAAATCAGATTTTTTCATTGGAATTTTATAATATTTTAACATATTATTGTGACCGTCTTTTAAAAGAGATTTTGTAAAAGAAATATAATTTTCCTCATTGTAATCTTTGTTGTATATGTCATAAAAATAAGATTTCTTATGCATTGACATTCTAAGTTGAGTTTTTAAATCTGTATATAAACAAATTTTATATTCTTTTATATTAAACCATTCTTCAACATTATTGCAATTAAAATAAATTTTTCTTAAAGAAGTTTGATAATTTTTTGTTAGCATATTTTTTGGCCAAACTTCATTAATTTTCCAAAGTTTCATATCTTGAACATTGAATTGTTTTTCATTAATATCTAGGTATGAACTATATTCATCTCCGACATCACAATAAAAATTTTCAGTTAATAACAATTGATGAAGCAAATAAAATCCACCACATCCGCCATAATAGAAAATATTTAAATCGTCACTGGAAGCGTCGTTCAATGTCATCTTCTCTACATGCTTCGCCATACTGCGTTTCAATAATAACAAGCGGTTCCTTGCCAATGTTTACAACTTAATGCCAGTTACCAACTGGAATTTTAATAGTTTCACCTGCCTGTAAAACTTCGGTTCGGTCATTATACATTGTATCGCTATGATTTGTGACAACTCTAGCAACACCACTTTGAATTACCCAAAATTCACTGCGCTTGCTATGCTTTTGGTAACTTAAACAATGACTTGGTTTTACAACCAGTTCTTTTACCTTAACATTATTAGCATCATATAGGACTGTAAAATGTCCCCAAATTCTTTCTTCACTAATCATCGTATTTTTCTTTCTGCATAGGTATTCGCATAGCGGCATGTGCTGCTGCTTCTTTATTATGAAATTGTATATGAACTTTACCCAAACCGCAAGTTAAAAATGAAAAATCTACATTATATCTATAACCTGCTTCACCCATAGCATTGCATATAATGCAAGCAGCCTCTACATCCTGATAGTTGGCGTTGAGTGCG